TGCGCCATCGTCCGTGGCTTCCCCGTGAATGAATGCGTATGCCATACTTTTTGTCCTTTCTGCTTGCAGGTGAATCTTCGGATATGGAGGTGCGCCCCGGAGTTGACACCGGGCAGCAGGGCTTGACGCTCCCCGCCTGCACTGGCCGCACCATATAAAGGCGGTGTCGGACATACCGCCTGCCCATGCGGGCCGCTCTGGCGTGTTCTTTCAGCCCTTGCCAGATAGGGCTTCATCTCGCCGACGCCGTCGTTCTTCGCACTGACGGCGGATGATCTCTTTTTCCTTGCGAATACGCTCGGTTTCTTCAAATCTCCACCTGCCGTAGGACAGCCCCGCGGCGTCGGCCTGCCGGACATCCAGCATCAGCTTGTCCGGCTTCATCTTTTCGGCCATTTGCTCATACCCTCGTGCTCCTTGTTGTGCTTGTACTCCCCGCCGTGCTATAATTTGAACATATAAAATGGGGAGGGGGGTGAATTTATGAAATACTACTTTGTCGATCTTCGCGCACTACCCATATCTGAACGTATAGCAGCTTGTAAGAAAATGGAACAGTACGCATGGGAAGTCTTTGAAAAGGTTGGAACATCCGGCCTTGAATCCGCAGAGGTTTGCTGGACATCGCCAGAGGACTTTGAATCTTCTCCTTGTTTTCCTCAAGGATGCAAATGCACGCTTCTGGGAAACTGATCTTACGTCTTTGTGGCGGCGTGTGTAATAAGCAACGCCGCTGGAAAGTCCGGGTCGTAGTTGAACTCGATCCGGGCTTTTGCTTTATGGTCAACAAACCTCATGAATGCCCCGATGTCCCCCAACTTCTGAAACGCTTCTTCCTTGCGCCATACACCGATCCCGACGCCGTTGCAATGAACTTCTTCCGGCTTGTAGCCGTAATGTTTCAGAACTTCGTCCGGGTCGATTTCATCAAACGTCTTTTTGTTCAGCGCTTCTTCAATGTGTTCAGGTCTCAGCGTCATGCGCTCCGCCCTCCTGCTTGTTGTCTCTCCCCTCCCCGCCGTGCTATAATCAGTCGGAAAGGAGGCGTTATAAATATGTGGGTCTACCATTCTTCTATCGGCCCGTTGTATATCGTCCCAACCGGTGACGGCCTGTTCGGATTTCTGTACAACGGCATTATCTGGGAAGCCTGCCCCACTCCACAGATTGAAGCAGACAATGTATACTGCCGTGCCACCGGCTGCCCCGATGCTTCAAATCTGGAAGAACTCCCTCACGATTTATCGGAGTGGACATACATTTCCAAATAAGTTCCTCTCGCCCGGTTCAATGCTTCTTCGGCATCGTCCGGGCGAACTTTGTTTTTGTGGAACAGCCGCACGATGATCTGCGCCAGTTCTTCGCGTACCTTTTCCCTATACTCCAGTGAAGCCTCTGCCGCTGCCGGGTCATACAAGCGCGGGTACGCTTCCATAAAGGCTTCGCTGTCCAGCAGTTCTTCCATGATCCGCAGGATCAGGCGACGTTTCAGCTCCGGCGTTTTGTTCAGCGCTTCTACAATGTGTTCAGGTTTCAGCGTCATGCGCTTCGCCCTCCTGCTTTTCGGGTTCGTCGCTGCGTGCAAAGAGCTTTTCAATGCTTTCCTCTGCACCCAAAGCCGCCTTGACCTTGATAGCCATTTCCACGCTCATGTCTGAGCCGCCATTCAGTTTGTAGTACATCGTACTGCGGGAAGTCCCGACTTCTTCCGCCAGTTCTTCTACCGTTTTGCCACTGATACGCAGATACTTTTCAGCCAGCGGATATACCATTGCGCCATCCTCCAATCCTAAGTTTCGTATTTGCGACCACTATAGCACTAGAATTAGTATTTGTCAACCGTTTCAATACTATTTTTAGAAAATTCTTTTTATTTTTCGGATGTTCGGCATTGATTTTTCCTAATTCTAGGACTACAATATAAATAAAGAAGGGAGCCTACACTATGACCAGAGAAGAACTTTTGAAATCCTACATCCTGAAACAATATAGGACTGTAAAAGATTTCTCCGTTGCAATCGGATTGCCTTATACAACCATTGACGGTATCCTTCGCCGTGGTGTAATGAATACTCGCGTCGAAAATATGATCCGCGTATGTCAGTTTCTCGGAATCTCACTGGATGCTCTTGTTGCCGGGCGCATTGAGCCGTATTCTGACAGGCCGTCTTTCTCCATCGACGATGTATCCGCGCTGGAAAAATATCACAACCTTCCTGCGTCCGATAAAGAAACCGTGGACTTCGTTTTGAACCGTCATGCTCAACGCGCAGAAAGCGCAGAAACTACCAAAGTGTAAGCGAATAGAATCCATGATGTTCCCTTGTCAAGCAAGGGAACATCCCGCGTGCTATCCTCTCCTTCCGATAGTTAGGATAGCACGCGGGCGCTCATTACTTTTTTGAAGCATTTTCTGAAAGTCCCTCAGTTTATTCCGTTTTGCTTCATTTATTCTTTATTTTCGTAAAATTTGCAAAAAGAAAAAGCCCGCCGGGCCGAAGCCTGACGGGCTATAAATGAAACTGTATTTATATGATCCTGCAGTGATTTATGATTTTTCGTCTCACGCCTTGCGCTTTCGTCTAATCCGCAGGCCAATGAGACGATTACCTGAAAGGACACTCAAGGTATGGCAAAAAGAAAATTCAACAAGGGCGGCGAAGTGCGGCTGGTCGCCTATTACAGATACAGCGGCGGCAGCGGGCAGACCGAGCAGTCCATTGAGGGCCAGCGCCGGGACTGCGAGACCTACGCCCGCCTGCACAACATGACCATTCAGAAAGAATATGTGGATCGCCACATCAGCGGCAAGACCGATGATCGTGCAGCGTTCCAGCAAATGATTACTGACAGCGACAAGGGCGCATTCGATATGGTGATTTGCTGGAAAACAGACCGCTTCGCCCGGAACCGCTATGATTCTGCCGTGTACAAGAAACGCCTGCGTGACAACGGCGTTGAGATCGTTTATGCCGCAGAATCCAATATCGCCGGTGCGGAAGGTATCATCATTGAGGGCGTGATGGAAGCGCTGGCCGAATACTACTCTGCCGAGCTGGCCGAGAAGATGCGCCGCGGCATGAGAGAAAGTGCCCTCAAGGGGCAGGCCATCAGCCGATGCCGTGCCCTTGGCCTGAAAACGGACGAACACAAACGGTTTGTCATTGATGAAAAGACCGCTCCCACCGTCCGCTTCATCTTTGAGCATTACGCCGCCGGGGAATCCGCCACCTCTATTGTAGATAAGCTCAACGCCAAAGGTCTGCGTACCAGTCAGGGCAACCCCTTCAACAAGAGCAGCATTCCCCGGATCATCCAGAACGAAGCCTATCGCGGCGTGTACGTCAGCAAATCGTATGATGTGCGCATTGAAGGGGCCATTCCGGCCATTATCGACGACGAACTTTGGGAGAGGGCACAAACCATGTTGAAACTGAACCGTCAGCTCAAGGCAAAGAATGAACCGAAAGCGGACTATATCCTGTCCGGCAAGCTCTACTGCTCCTGCGGTTCCCTCATGCGCGGCATGAGCGGCCACAGCGTCACCGGCGAGGTCTACCGCTACTACACCTGTCCCAACAAGAACTGCCACCTGCGGAACATCCCGAAGGACGATCTGGAAGGAAAGGTCATGCAGTCCATCTCGGATCACCTCTTGCAGCCGGAAGCCATGGAAGCGCTGGCCGAAGCTATGGTCGAGGTGCAAAAGGCTGATGCGGAAAAACCAAACGCCGAGCGCGTAGCCATCGAACAGAGCCTTGCCGATGTCCGCCGCCGTAGTAAGAACATTCTGGACGCCATCGAAAACGGCACCGCCAATGCGCAGCTGTGCGCCCGTCTGGACGATCTGAGCGAACAGGAGCGCACTCTGAACTTCCAGCTCTCTGCTCTGGAAAAGGAGAAGCCGGTTGTATTCACCAAAGAACAGTACCTTTTCCTGCTGGAACAGTTCTTGGTGGAGCCGTCCGAGCGTACACCGGAGTATGGACGCCGACTTGTTAACACTTTCGTAACAAGTATGGTAGTTAGTGACCGTGAACTGGTTATCAATTTTAATGTTTCAGAAGAAACCGTTAACAAAAACAAAAAAACATCCCAGACAAACTTACAAAAAGAAAGTTCGTCTGGGATGCGTCTGGTCCGAGTGGCGAGAATCGAACTCACGGCCTCTTGAACCCCATTCAAGCGCGCTACCAAAACTGCGCTACACCCGGATATCGCGCTCCGCTTCCCTACCGAAGCGTGGCGACAAGAGATATTATACGCAGAGTGGGGGCATTTGTCAACCATTTTTTGCAATTTTTTCGGGTATTTTTGCAAAAAGTCCGATTTTTACGCACCGGCGCTCTTTTTATTGTTGTGCTGCCTGCCGCAGTGCCTTGTCCTTTTCCAGCAGGGGCTTGAGGTACTGGCCGGTAAAGCTGCCGGGCACTTCGGCCACCTGCTCCGGGGTACCCTCGGCGATGATCAGACCACCGGCACTGCCGCCCTCCGGGCCCAGATCAATGATGTGGTCGGCGCACTTGATCAGATCCAGATTGTGCTCGATGACGATGACCGTGTTGCCGGCATCCACCAGCTTCTGCAGCACCTCGATCAGACGGTGCACATCTGCGATGTGCAGGCCGGTGGTGGGCTCGTCGAGGATATACACCGTTTTGCCGGTGCCGCGGCGGGCCAGCTCGTTGGCCAGCTTCACACGCTGAGCCTCGCCGCCGGACAGGGTGGTGGCGCTCTGGCCCAGCGTTACATACCCCAGACCCACATCCAGCAGGGTCTGCAGCTTGCGGGCGATCTTGGGCTGGTTGGCAAAGAACACCACCGCTTCTTCCACAGTCATGTTCAGCACGTCGGAAATGGTCTTTTCCTTATATTTCACTTCCAGCGTTTCGCGGTTGTAGCGGGCACCCTTGCACACCTCGCAGGGCACATACACGTCCGGCAAAAAGTGCATTTCGATCTGCAGGATGCCGTTGCCCTCGCAGGCCTCGCACCGGCCGCCCTTGACGTTGAAGCTGAACCGTCCCGGCCCGTAGCCCCGCATTTTGGCGTCCTGCGTCTGGGAGAACACCGTGCGGATATCGTTGAACACCCCGGTATAGGTGGCGGGGTTGGAGCGGGGCGTGCGGCCGATGGGCTGCTGGTCGATGCCGATGACCTTATCCACAAACTCCAGTCCCTCTATCCCGTCGCATTTGCCTGCGCGGGAGCGGGCACCGTTCAGCTCACAGGCCAGCGTTTTGTACAGGATCTCGTTGATCAGGCTGGACTTGCCGGAACCGGAAATTCCGGTCACGCAGATGAACTCACCCAGCGGGAATTTTACGTCGAGGTTGCGCAGGTTGTTTTCCCGTGCGCCCTTCACGGTGAGGAAGTTGCCGTTGCCGGAGCGGCGGGTCTGGGGCACTTCGATGCGCTTGCGACCGGAGAGATAGTCGCCGGTGATGCTGCGTTTGGCCTTGCAGATATCCTTCACACTGCCGGCCGCCACGATCTCACCGCCGTGCACACCGGCACCGGGGCCGACGTCCACGATATAGTCCGCATTGCGCATGGTGTCCTCGTCGTGCTCCACCACGATGACCGTATTGCCAAGGTCGCGCAGATTTTTGAGCGTAGCAATCAGCTTGTCGTTGTCGCGCTGGTGCAGGCCGATGCTGGGCTCATCCAGCACATACAGCACACCGGAAAGGGCGCTGCCGATCTGGGTGGTCAGGCGGATGCGCTGGCTCTCGCCGCCGGACAGCGTGCCCGCCGACCGGGCCAGCGTGAGATAATCCAGACCCACGCTCTGCAAAAACTGCAGACGGTTTTTGATCTCCTTCATGATCTGGCCGCCGATCTGCTTCTGTTTTTCGGTCAGATTCGGCTCGTTTTCCCGGATGAATTCCAGCTCTTCCCGGATGGACATCTCGCAGAA